CTCCTAGAGGAGAAGTTCTTGCCTTTAACTAACCCAGCTATGGCTAAAATTAAGCCAGAAAGCTTACCAGCTTTTGAGAAAGCAGTAGAGAATATTAATGCTTACGTAGCGGGGGAGCATAAAGGGGTAGTTGCAGCAGAGACTCATTTCATACAAGACTCTGGCATGGCTTTAAAGATAGTGAATAAACTAAGGTCTCTACCTTTCAAGTTCTTATCTGTAGATACAGAGACAACTGCGCTGTACCCTAGAGACGGTTATGTTCTTGGTATTTCCTTATCTCATAAGAATAAGTTTGGCTACTATATTGATTCAGACTATGTAGATGAATACGTAGCTGAGGCTATGCAGAAGTTATTCCTAGAGAAAACTTGTGTATTTCACAACGCTAAGTTCGATATTAAAATGCTACAGTACCACTTCGACTTTAAATTTGATAAAGTTGAAGATACTTTAATGATGCACTATTTACTAGATGAAACTCCAGGAACACACGGACTAAAACAGTTAAGTATCAAGTACACAGATTTAGGCAACTATGATAAAGTACTAGATGATTTCAAAAAAGATTACTGTAAAAAGTTTAAACTTAAACAAGCACAGTTTACTTATGACTTAATTCCCCCTGATATTCTAGCAGACTATGCGGCTATAGATGCTGCAGCTACTATAGAGTTATTTGGTATGTTTAATCCATACATTCAGAAAAGTGAAAACCTTAACGCTGCTTATACTAACATAATGCAACCAGCTATGAAGTTCTTAGTGGACATCGAAGAGAATGGCGTACCTTTTGATATTGATAGGCTTAAGGAAGCACAAGGTATCTTTAGTGAAGACCTAAAGAAGTTAAAAGAAACCTTCTATACCTTTGATGTAGTAAAAGAGTTCGAAGCAGAAACTAATAAAGTCTTCAACCCTAACTCAGTAATGCACTTAAGAGAAGTATTCTTCGATAGGTTAAAACTTCCTATCCCAGATAAGCGTACGGATACTGGCGCTATATCTACAGACAAAGAAGTACTAGGAGAGCTGGCTGAGCTGCACGAACTACCTAAAGCAATCTCTGAGTACAAGAAAAAGTTAAAAATCAAGTCTACATATTTAGATAAGATTTTACTAGGCTTAGACACTGACGGGCGACTTAGAACCAACTTTAATCTTTGTTCTACTACCTCAGGGAGATTATCTTCTAGCGGTAAGTTAAACATGCAACAGCTTCCTAGGGATGATAAAACTGTTAAAAGGTGTATAAAAGCTAAGGAAGGCTATGTAATAATAAGCCAAGATCTTAAAACAGCAGAGATGTATTGCGCTGCTGTGTTATCAGGTGATAAGAACTTAATGAGGGTATTCTCAGAGGGAGGAGACTTCCATAGTTCAATGGCTAAGATTGCCTTTAACTTAACTTGTCCTGTAGAAGACATTGCAGAACTCTTCAAAGAGCATCGCCAGGCAGCTAAAGCGGTGACATTCGGAATTTTGTTTGGATCAGGTGCAGCTAAGGTAGGAGAATCTATTGGCAAATCTACAGAAGAAGCACAAGAGATTATCAACGAATACTTTGGTAACTTCCCTAGACTTAAAAAATGGTTAGACCTACAGAAAAACCTTATTAAACAACATGGAGAGCTTTACTCTTTCTTCGGTAGAAAGCGTAGACTTAAAAATGCTTTCTCTAATGATAGGGCAGTTTCAGGACATGCAGTTCGTTCTGGTGTTAACTTCCAAATACAGTCAGTTAGCTCAGACCTTAATCTTATTGCGGCTTTTAATACTCACCGTAGAGTCCTAGAAGAAGATATAGATGCTAAGATATTTGCTCTAGTACATGACAGTATTATTGCAGAAGTTAAGTTTGAACACGTAGGTAGATACCTAGAAATAATGAAAGAAGAAACCCAAAGAGATATGGGTATTATGATACCTGGCAGCGCTGTAGGTATTGATGTAGAGATGGGAGACGATTATTCCTTCGTTACTCCTATAGATGATTTTGTAGATCAAGAAATTGAGAACTTTGCTTTAGATGACTTGGTAGCATAATGGAGCTACATGAAATAGTTTTTCCAGTATTCAAAATGCGGCAGTACAATAAACTAGAAACTATAGACAATATTGTACATGTGCATACACACTGGCAATCATATGTATTAGACAATAGAAACCTTCAAGGAGATACTATAGGTGCTAGAAGGTTGAAAATGAGGGATAGCAATATCTATCCCTTTAAGACCATAGTTAAAAACCCTAGAGACTTAGTAGTAAGCGCAAAAACCAACGATACCTTTGTAGATAATAGCGGGGCTATCTTTAAGTACCAGAAAACTAAAAGGTGTGATATTTTGTGTTTTCAAATTAAAAGCGTTATTTTTGCTAATTCTAAAGCTATAGTGCATTTTTGGGACTACCCAACTCCTCTAGTCATACCTAGTAATATATATGATATTTCCTATAAATATGCCTGTATTGTAAAATATGGGGCATATTATATGCTATATAGTTTGGAGGAAAACTATATAAAACCATTCAAGAAAAGACTATAATGAAAGCAGTAATAAGTAATAGAATATACCTAACATATAGCGATGAACTTTTAGAGTCTTTAAAAGGTAAGTTAACTTACTCTTTTCAGCCCTCCAACCCAGAAGCACTACCTGAAGTAGTTTGTAATGTGACTTGTATAGGCGAGAGAGCAATAACTATACCTTCGGGAAGAACAGATTTAATACCTAAAGGCTGGAGCATAGAAAATAAGCGGGTAGCGCCGACCTTCAAGTTTCCTAGTATGGCTAATAATATAGTACTGCGAGAGGATCAACAAGAGATTTACGATTTAGTTACAGGTGATTGTATTATAAACGCGTCTCCAGGGTGGGGCAAGACTTTTACTGGGCTAGCTATAGCCGCTAAGCTTGGATTAAAAACATTGATAGTGGTTCATAATGTGCCACTGCGTCAGCAGTGGGAGGATGAATACTTTAAAATGTTTGGTGTGAAAGCAGGAGTCATAGGCAGTGGGCTTAAAGAGATTGATAAGCCTGTAGTAATTGCTAACGTTCAAACCCTTACAAAGATAGCTAATGATGTGTCTGGTCTCTTTGGGCTACTGATAATGGACGAGACGCATCATTGCCCTGCAACAACTTTCAAAAATGTAATAGACAAGTCAAAAGCAAGTATTAAAGTAGGACTATCTGCTACACTAAATAGACGCGATAAAAAGCACATAATGCTCCCAGATTACTTTGGTAAAAAGCTTTATATTCCAAAAGAGCAGAATAGAATGAAACCTACTGTTACTATGGTTTACACAGACTTTGAGTTATCTAGTAATAGAATGATACCTTGGGCAACTAAGATTAATACTCTAGCCAATAACCTAGACCACAGGCACTTAGTTATAGACCTAGCTAAAACGTGCATAGCAGAGGGTAGAAAAACTATAATACTAGGAGATAGAGTAGAGTACTTAGAATACTGTGCCTCTTTGACACCTAGTTCTGTTTCAGTAACGGGGGGTACTGAAGATCGTAAGGCTTTACTTAAGAGAGTGTTCACCGATATAAATGCTATATATGGTACCACTTCCATATTCAAAGAAGGAATATCAATAGATATACTTAGTTGTTGTATCTTAGCATTTCCTATCAGTCATTTAAACCTAGGTATGCTAGAGCAAATAATAGGCCGTATAACGCGCGAGTACGAAGGTAAGCAAGCACCTTTACTGATAGACATATGTTATAGAGGTGCTACAGGTAAAAGACAAGCAGCAGGAAGATTAAATTACTATATTAATATGGGCTATAAAGTTAAAGAGATTCAGTTATGAGTGCGATAATACGATATAATATGCCTGCTTTACTGAAGACATTTAAAAGTAATGGTGAAGATATCTTATATCACTTAGAAAGACGAATAAAGGGCAAGTTACTTAGTAACTTAGATACATACGCAGTAGCCGGACCCCTCCCCTCATTTTTACTTGAAGACGAAGCTTATATTTGCTATAATAGTAAAACAAATAAGAAATTAATAAAGAATACAACCATAGACGAACGTATAGTGTATTTATATCTAGCAGGCAAGCGAGACTACTTAGAGTATACCACTAAAGGTATAAAAACAATTCCAATCGAGTTTGCAGACTTACCAGTTCATAAGCTAAGACTGAATAAGTTGCTAGAAATAAAGAATGGCTTAATTTACTTTAAAAATGTACCTACAGAGTAGGGAATAAGAGGAAACAAAGAATGGCGATTAAATTCAATAAAACAAACGGTTCTGCTAAAAAAGGTGAACTAGAGTACTTCAAATTTAAAGACGGCTCAAATGTCTTTCGTATGTTTGGTGATATTCTACCACGCTATGTATATTGGGTACGAACACGTGATGGTAGTGGAAGCGTACCTATTGAATGTCTCTCTTTTGATAGAGATGAAGAAAGATTTACAAACGTAGAAAAAGATTATGTAGCTGAGTACTTTCCAGATATTAACTGCGGCTGGTCTTACATGGTTTTATGCATCGACCCAGCTACTGGAACTGTTAAAGCTATGGGGCTTAAAAAGAAAATGTTTGAGCAAATTATCTTAGCTTCTGAGGATTTAGGAGATCCAACAGACTTAGAAACTGGCTGGGACGTAGTAGTTAGTCGTAAGAAAAATGGGCCTAAAGCTTTCAACGTAGAATATACTGTTGATGTGTTAAAGTGCCAAAAGAACCAAAAACCTATAACAGAAGATGAAAAAGCACTTGTAGAAGCCGCTAAAACGGTTGAAGAGTACTACCCTCGTCAATCTCCAGCAGATCAGTTAGCTTTCTTGAAACGTTCAATTCTTCCAGAAGAAGAAGAATCTAATGTGGACGAAGAAGCAGTTGACGTTTTAGAGGAAGAGGTACCTAGCAAGGATATAGACGATGATATCCCTTACTAGGCACTAATAAGTAACTACATAATTAAGCCCCACTACTTGTGGGGCTTTTTTATTTGTTGGAGAAATATGAAAATACTGTTTACAGCTGACCTGCACATCAAGGTAGGTCAGAAAAATGTACCAAAAGAATGGCAGAAGAATAGATTTTCCATGTTCTTTAAAGAGCTATGTACTTTAGCAGAAAGAGCAGATATAATTATCCTTGGGGGTGATATTTTTGATAAGGCGCCGAACCTCGAAGAATTAAAGCTTTATTTTGAATTGGT